AAACGCGCGGGTCCGGACACCAGAACTGGAGGTGGATGTCCCCCAACCGCCAGTCATAGCCCATGTCGCTGGGCATCGATGAGCGACGCAACTTGCCGTAGACGATCCGCCCGTCGGTGAGCACCAGGCGTTCCACGGCCTTGCGCGAGGGGCCGAGCAGGAGCAGCGCGGCGCGCCGCTTGGCTTCCAGGTCGGCCGGGGAGTCGCCGCGGATGCCCAGCGAGAGCGTGATCACCCGGGGGGAGACCTGGTCGGTGCCGGTCCACGCGCCGTCGATCTGCGGGCGGTCCACGTCGGCCGCCTCGATATCGGGCAGCGCGTCGATGCCGTCGATCTCGGTCACCGGGTAGGCGGTGCCCGGACCGAAGATCAGGTTTCGCCACTGGCCTGGCTGCGTGGATCGCACTAGTACACCCGCGCGGCGACCAGCACCAGATCAAGGAACCACACGGCGATCCCGGCCGCCAGCAGTACCAGCCCGTAGGTTGCCACCGGGTGCGGGCGGGACGCCACGAACGCGGCCCCGGCCGCCAACAGGAACGCCAGGATCAACAGCACGATGTGAAGCGGGTTCATGTTCTCCTCCTAGGCGGACACCAGTCCGCCGATCTTGGATGCCCACTTGATCGCATCCGAGACGTCCTGGGGCTTGAGTTGGGTACCGAACGATCGCGCATCGATGTTGTAGGTGTGCCCGCCGATGGTGGCGCTGGCCTGGCCGCTGCGGTTGATCGAGCCGGATACCTGTTGGCCGCCGATGGTGGCGCTTCCGGAGATGCCTTGATCAGTCTTGGCCACCTGATAGCCGATGTTCTGCCCGGCGATGTTGAGCGACCCGGACGCCTGGCCGGTCGCCTTGATCATGTCCATCACGCTGCTCAGCGTCTGTTGGATCTTCGGGATCCAGCTCTGGAGTCCGGCGTCCAACCCGCGCATGACGTCCACACCGATGTCCTTCATGATCCCCGACGGGGAGTGGATGTTGAGCGCTCGGCGCACCGGTTCCGGGATGAGGTTGGTCAGGTAGCTCACGATCGAGGGGCCGAGTTGCTGTAGCCCGTTCAGTAGGCCGTTCATGATGTCCCGGCCCATGTTGATCATCTGGCCGGGCAGGGCCTGCAATGCACCGATGATCTTCCCGGGGAGCGCCTGGGCATCGGTGATGATCACGCCGATCACCCGCACGGACTCATCGCGGGCCCGGTTCCACCCGGTGACCAGCGAGTCCCACAGCATCTGCGCGAACCGGGACAGCGCGGCGGCCACCTTGGGCGGCAGTTCGTTGACCTTGTCGCCGAACCGGGAAAGATCGTTTCCGGTGTCGCTCAGCGACTTGTTCACGTGCGCGCCGAAGCCCTCGACGTCCTGGTACGCCTGGACGAAAGAGGACTTCATCTTGGCGCCCCAGTTGCCCACTGCGGTGCCGAAGTTGGTCACGTCGGTCACGGCCTGGCCGAACGAGGTACCGACCTTGGTCGCCCATTGCTCGATGGCCGGGCCGCACCAGGCGAAAAACTCTTTCAGTAGGGCGAACAGATGATCAACCGCGTTGCGGAAGCTCTCGGAGTGGTTGTAGGCGTAGATCAGCCCGGCCGCCAGGGCCGCGATGACCGTGATGACCAGACCGATCGGGTTGGCCGCCATGGCCGCGTTCAGCGCCCACCACGCGGCCCGCATCGCGTTCAGCACGTTGACGATGGCCATCCAGGCCAGTTGGGCGGCCACGGCCGCATTGAACGCGATCGTTCGGGCGGTCGCGGCCAGCAGTGCCACGCCGAGAGCGATCAGGACCTCTTTGTACTGGCCCACCCACGTGATCACGTTGCCGATGACGCCGATGAACCCGGTGATCCCGTTGATCACTTGGTTGAGCGCGTTCAGCACGACCAGGTACGCGGGCGCCAGCTTCTCGCCGAGCGCGGCTTGGGCGTTCTCCGTCTCGGCCGCCACCCGTTTCTGCGAGTTGGCCACAGAGTCGGACGTGCGCGCGAAGTCGCCTTGCGCCTGCCCGGTCTGCTCCATGATCAGCGCGCGGGTGGCGATGATCTCATCACCTTTGGTGATCTCGGCGCTGGTCGCGGCTAGGCCCATCTGGAGAGCCTTTTGGTTGACCATCTCCTTATTGATCAGTACGCCGAACCGCTCGATCGGGTCATACTCTCCACGGAACGCCGCTCCCAGCGCGGTGATCGCCTCGTCCGGGGTGGTCCCGGCGAATGAGGCCATGTCCCCGGCCAGCCCGGTCATCTGGGTGGAGAAGTCGGCCAGTGGCTGACCGGTCAGCCCCACCGCCTTGCCGAAGGTGCCGAAGGTGTTGGCCGCCTCCAGGGCCTCACGCTTGCTCATGCCGAACGAGGTAGATGCCCGGCTCGCGAAGTTCTCGACCGACCCGGCCGCCTCACCGAACTTGACGTTGGTAACCGACATGGCGTCTTCGAGCTTGGCGAACGCGTCCACCGACCCGGAGACGAACTGGAGGACTTTCTCTCCCGCGGCGGCCAGTAGCCCCCCGGCCAGGCTGCCCACTGCGGTGCCCAGCGCCGTGCCGATCATGGCGCCGCGCGAACGGGCCTCACCCTGGGCACGGTCCAACTCGGACATGTCCAGTCGGATGCGGCCGACCAGATCGGGGAGCAGCGCCACTCAGATCACCCCGGAGCGTTTACACGGCGTCGGGGGCGGTTGCGTTCCAGGGAGTTGGACACCGCCATGAGCCACCCGGCCCCGCCGCTTCCACGGGCCGCCGGACGCTTTACCGGCTCTTGACCCTGGGGGCCCGGGTCGCCGCTCGCCTCGCGGTGCAGCTCGGCCAGCCCGCGCAACTGGCGCGGGGTCATTTCTTCCCACTCTTTTTGTGATCTTTGGAGGATGACGAGTGCGATGTAGTACCACCGGGCGAACGGGATGCGGACCGGCGCGCCGCCCGGTTCGGCTGGCTCGATGTCACCGGTCCCGTCAGTTCCCCCGCCATGGCCTGTTGCCCCAGCTCCCCGAACGCGTCGGTGAACGCCAGCGTGAACGCGGTCGTGATGGTGTCCAGGTCGGCCGGTCGGATGCCGGTGGCGATGGCCTTGCGCCCCGCGGGGTTGTCGTCGAACACGTGCAGTAGACCGGCATGGATAATGTCGATCAAGAGTTTGACCACCGGGCGATCGAGGGTGACCTGACCCTCCTCATCGGTGATCATCGCTTGCATCTCGGTGACCGAACCGAACTGCGTTTCGATCTTCTCCAGGGAGAGCATCGAATAGATCAACTCGTGTTTGTCGTCGCCGATCGCGACCCACTGGCCGGATCCGTTACCGGTGCCGGGCATACGGCACGTCCTCTCATGATCAGTGCATCCGGCGCGTCGGGGTGCGGCGGCCGTTTACACGGTGAAGGGAGCGGACCGCCACGGTGGCCGCACCTTCATGGGTGCCATCGGGAAGGGTCTGTGATCAATCAGCTCAGGCGAACGGGTCTTCCGGCTCCCACGGGTCGGGCGCGTCGTAGGCATCGATGATCACGACGTCCACCCACGGGGAGGTCCCGGTGGGCGGGTTGACGTTCATCTCCGCTGACACCGTCTGGTAGTCCTCCTCGGCCGCGCCGATCTCCGGGAAGGAAGATAGTGAGCACTTGCTCAGCACGAACGCCACTGCGCCGCCGGGGGCGTCGGCCGCCGCGGACACCGCGCGCAACCCGAACGACTTCGGGAACGCATCCGAGAGCAGCGACCAGCCCTGACCGGTGTAGGGCACCGTCGCGCTGGCCGTGCGATCGCTCACGGTGCCGCCGAGCATGATGGCCAGGTTCATGAGCGACAGCTTGGCGTTCTCGATGGCCGCCGTCAGCCCGGTGATGATCGATTGCTGGTCGATCAGCCGGTTGTCCCCGCGCAGTTGCTTGGTATCCATGTCCCCGGACAGGGCCAGGCTCTTGATCCCCGGGACGTCGAACCATTCGCCGTAGGTGGCCAGTGCACCTACCGCATCGGTGAGCACGGTGGCTATCTGGCAGTGCTGCACGGCGTAGACCTTGGTAATGCCTTGATCGGCAACCGGGGTCGGGGTGGTCATCGATTCCTCCTCACGGCGCTGGGTTTGCCAGCACTCGATCTATCTGCACCGTCACGATGGTGCGTCGTAGGTTGTCGCTGGCTTGCGCCGAGCGGGTCAGGATCTGCACCCCGTAGCAGACGATCAACCATGAGGGCAGTTTGGTGCGGTGCATCAGCCAACAGATGTGATCTTCGAGCCCGATTTCCTCGACGCGGGATCCGTCGGCCGCGCGCAGCGCCTGGTAGATGTCCACCTGGGCCTGTTCGCGGATGCGTAGCTCGCCCTCGGCGTCGGTGTCACCGGACGGGACCACCGTCCAGGCCACCCCTTCGGTGATCACGACCAGCGGGAGCGGGGCCTTGGGTGGGGCGAGATCCCGGAACACGGTCACGCCCAGCCCGGCCGACTCGATCACGTATTTGAGCGCCCCGCTCACGGTGGCGTTGGTGACCACGGGAGTGCCCACGGCTACCGCAACCCCTTGATCATCTCGCGTTCGTAGCGGGCCTGGGCCATGGCCATCCCGGGCCGCAGGAACGGCTGTGCGCGCATGTAGCGCGTACCGAACTCCACGAACGGTGCATAGGGCACATCGTCGAACAGGACCCCGGTCACGTCCGAATGTGCCCCACCGGTGTCGATGTCGGTCTCGATGCCACGCCGCAAGCGCCCGGTGTCGACCGGGCACCGCTTGCGCGCCTCCTCGGCCGCCATCTCCAGGAGATGATCGAGGTTGGCCCGCAGGCCGGTATCCCAGTCGTCGAGCGCGCGCACGATGGCGTCCCGCCACTGGCGCTCATTCTCCCAGGTCACCGATGCGGGCATGGCGAGATCAACTTTCGGCCGGGCCGCGCTTGGTCCACAACGTCCAGTCGACGTCGGGTTCCTTGTTCATCTCGTCGGTGTTGAGCGTGGTGGCGCCGACCGACAGGTTGATATCGCCGCCGCCG